CATCTAACTCTACAATTTGGTCTCTAACAGGAACAATATCATTAGAGTTTGGTGTTACCGTCAATTCAATAACCGTTGAAGTTGCACCTCTAATATTAGATATTGAAGCCACATTTAAAGAGTTAATTGTAATTTGTCCTGAAGTATAAGATATTGTACCTTGTGTATTATTAATATATGTTCTAATACCTGCTTGTAAAGTATAAAGTCTAACATTACCTTGACCGTCATCATCAAAAAACATTTCATTATCATTACCATCTATTTTAAAACCTGTTGATGATAAAATACCACCTGCTGTTGCATTGTGTCCTGAATGTGGATTGAATAATGCATTTCTAAAATAAATATCATACTTTGTTGAAGTTAGTAAAGTAGGTGTAAAATTTTTTCTAATTTTTACGGTAGTGATGTTTGATAAAATACTATTATCAACATCATCAATAATACCTGTTAATTTTGAATGTCTGTAAACTGCGTCAAATTTTTGTAATGTATTTGTATTATAGTTTGTAATAGCAGTTACAATTTCAGATTTTAATGTATCGCTTGATTTTGTTGTAGTTGATGTATTATATTTTACCGTTGATGTTAATAAAACTGAAGTTGTTTCCGGGTCAACTATTTGTGGAGCAACCGAAGCCACATTATAAGGTTTTAATTTATTAATTATATCTGTTTTAGTGGTTTCAGTTAAAGTGGAACCTGAAGCTGCTTTGATACCAATTTTTACGATACCATATCTTGGTGTTTCATCATCTTCACCACCCCAAGCACTTACTGACAATGCATTAGGATAAATTGATTTAACTAAACTTTCGTAATCAGTAGATGTAACTGCTCTGTCTTGAGCAGCGTATTGTAAAGGTGCGTTATGTCTTATTGAAGCGTTTGTTTCACCAAATGCTCCGCCTTGTGAATTTGAAACCGTTGCAATTGTAACATCTGAAAACCCGCCAACATTACCTGATAAAGTAAATGAGCTAGCGCCGTTTGAAACCGTAATGTTTGTTACAATGTATTCTAAAATTACAATATTACCATCTGATAAAGCTTTACCATTTACACCATCACCAAAATAAACTTCATATTTGCCGTCTTGACCCTCTTGAATAAAATAAACTTTAGATGTAGAAGTTACATTATTATAACCGCCTGCTAATGCGTAAGTTTCTGTAGTTGTATCACTTGTGCTATTTTGAACTTTAACTAGTAGAGTTGATGTATCAGCATTTGCACTTGGTATAATAAACTTTTGGTCAACATCATTTACATCAACCGTATATTTAAATGTAACAAGCGAGCCTTCATAAATTGGCACACCTGAAAATTTGTAAACACCATTAGAAGGTGTGATTGTTATATCTGAATTGTTAACATATTGATAAGCGACATCATCTACGGTAGTTGTAAAAATTGTCCCTTTATTCATTGTAATACTTGTGCCTGAAGCATTGTTAATTGTTACATCAATAGAGGCTAAAGGAGCTCTAGGTGATGTTGGTGTATAACCAATCATTTTTGCTAATGATACAATATTATTTCTTATGTCAGCACTATCAAGATATAATTCGTTAGTTGCCATATTGGCAAGATAAGCCATATAGTGAGTATTATAAGATAAAATATCTAATAAAATACTTAATGAACTTCCTTCAAAATCATAATCTTGAAAAGATGATTGACCTTGTAAAAAGCTTTTTAAATTTTGTTTAACTAAATCAAAATCAAAATCTGAAACTATTAATTTATTTGATTGTGTTGACATCTATTACCTAATTCTCTGTAAAAATGTGGATACAACTTGAGGTCCATCTACACCAATGATACGAAAATGTATATCCACAACTATTCTATTTCTATCTTGGTCATCATCAACATTAACACCTGTCAATGATATTCTTGGTTCATAATTTGTTAAAACTTCTTCTATTTTTCTTCTCATGTAAATAGCTGTTAATGGTGTAAAATTTTCAAATAACAATTGTCTAACACCACAACCTAATTCAGGATGAAAAGGCCTCTCATAAAAATTAGTTTGCACTAAATTTTTAACTGACCTTTTTATAGCAATTACATCTTCAACAACATTAACATCATTAGTTACAAAATTTCTCTGAAAATCTAGGTCAATATCTCTAAATCTTCTGGAGTTTCTTGTACTTTTACTTTTAGTTTGAGAGTCGTATATTGCCATAACGGTAATATTTATACGACTTTACTCGCCGTTTGCAAAAACATTACCAGAACCAGTTGTCAAAGCGCCAGCGTCTGTACTATCACCTATTCTTGCGATTGCTTTACCGTGAACAAATACATTTGGCGAACCGACATTAACATTTGCCACATGATTAGGGCAAATAGGAAATGGTGGATTGATATGTGATACCGTTGGGTCAGTTTTTCTTGCAACTAAAATACTATTTGCAAAAACGGTTGATTGACCTGGTGTGTCTAGTGTAGTTGTCGCTACACAAACATGACCAGTTGTCGTAGTATCACCTTTTCTACTTACGGCTGGCATTCTTTTCTTTTAACGCCTCTCTTCTTCTTTCCTGTAATAACGCTTGTTTAATCTTTCTACCGATTGGTATGAATATTGAATGGCACATTTCTTTGCCTTTTTTACTGATATATTCAACACTAATCATCTTATCTTTAAAATCTGATTGAACCGACATTATCGCTTTCTTTAAACTAAGCGCCTCTTTTTCTTTTTCATCACCATTTGCATTCCAAAACTTAAATAATCTCATTTTTGCCATAAAATCCTACTTGTTAACAGGCGTATCACATCTACATTGTT